AACGTCATTTGCTTGTTGTTTTCTGGAGTCCTTTTGTACTCAGATAATATCTGAAGCTCAGCATTTAGCTTGTTTAGCTTATCGTAATGTCTTTTCATATTTATTAAGATAATTTAAGGCGTGACTTTTCGCAATATATAAATACGATAAAATTATGTCTAAAATGCCGATATCAAAATTAAAATCACAGGTTACAGTAAAAGGTGATTTCGAATCTATTATCAGACATATCTCAAACGGTGGATCTCTTACTCAATTATCAAAGATGTGGAATTGTGATTACAGCGAAATAATGAGAATGATTCGCGCTGATAAAGAAAAACTAGCAGCCTATCAGGCTGCAATCGAAGATAGAAAAGAATGGGCTAGAGAGCGCATCTTTGAAGAGCTGCAATATATGGGTAATTACAATATAAAAGATGCGGTTAGACCTGATGGGACAATGAAAACTATCATGGAACTGCCTGAAGATCTATCCAGATCAATTAAAGAAGTAGACGTTGATGGTTCAATTAAGTTCCAAGACAAGCTTAAAGCACTAGACCAAAAACAGAAACTGCTTGGTTTAAATATCGAAAAGGTCGAGCTATCTGGCAAACTTACACTTGCTGATATTATTATTGGAGCAAAAGCTCTCAAGGATGACGAATTATGAGCGGACAAATTACAGCTCCAAACAAATCTGGTGGATATGAAATAACTGGAACTCAGTATGGAGACAAAAAAGGTTTAGATATTGTATCGATAAACGGTGGCACCATATCTACAGATAACTCAACAACAACATTATTGACTTCAGGTCAAACATACCAAGGAGCATGGGAAGATATTAGCGATTATGCTTCCATTTCAATTATTGCTAATGCTGATGTTGCTGGAACTTTGTATGCTCTATTCTCAACAGATGGCGTAAATACAGATAGAACAGTTCAATTATCATCAACTAATTCTACCGATCTTGGAATACATTCCCTAACGACTGTTGCGAAATATTTTGCCGCAAAAGTTGTAAATGGTGGAACAGGTCAAGCATCTTTTAGATTACAGACAATTTTAAATAAAGGTGCAAGGATAGCATTCCCTACATCACGAATGGCTCAATCATTAAATGATTATTCAGACGTATTGAATACGCGATCTGTTTTAGTTGGTAAAACAGAAGGTGGAAACTATTATCAAAATATTTCATCGAATGACGAGGGTCACTTAGAGGTATCAGTTCAAGGGCCAGTTTCAGCATTTGGAGAATTGTCAACAATACAGCCGCATCCTTTAGCGCAAGTTGATTTCATTTATGGAATTAATAGCTATACAACTGTTCAAGCAACAACAGGCTCAGGACAGGTAACAAATGGAAACCAATTACTCGATGTAAAAACAACAGCAGCAACATCAAGCTCTGCTCAATTATCATCTATTAGGTATTTAAAATACAGAGCTGGTCAGGGTGGCAAAATAATGTTAACTGCTTTGTTTACTGCTGGCGCAACAGGCTCAAAACAATATGCTGGTGCATTCACAACATCTTTGAACAACGGATTTGGATTCGGTTATAATGGAACAGTCTTCGGTATTTGGCACATGAACGGCGGAACACCGACACACATTCCGCAATCAACATGGAATGGTGATCTGTGCAACGGCGCAGGTGGCGCAAATAATAAGTCTGGAATTAATCTTGTCCCAACAAACGGGAATGTTTATAAAATAATTTATCAATATTTAGGTTTTGGAAATATTAAATTTTACATTGAAAATTCAATAAATGGACAGTGGTCGTTAGTTCACGAGATAAGATATCCAAATACGTACACAGCGACTAGCTTAACACAGCCATCGTTAAATTTGTTATGGAGAGCAGAAAACACAACTAACGCAACAAACATATCCGTAAAAGCTGGATCTGGAGCTTTGTTTATAGAAGGTGAAAGAAGATTGCTCGGACCTTCACATGGTCTTGATCATAATAAATCTTTAACGGCAACAACACATACAAATATTATTACTATAAAAAACGCAACGACTTACAATGGCGTAAACAATAGAGCGCACTTAAGGCTTAGACACGTGACATTCGCAGCAAATACGGGCGGAACTGGAAACGGTATCGTAACTTTAAAGGTTGTTAGAAACGCTACACTTGGAGGAACGCCAAGTTACACAACGATTAACGGCACGACAGCAGATGGTGGTGTAACAATAACAAGTGGTAATTCTATCGCAAGTTATGACATTGCAGGCACTACTGTTACGGGTGGAGCTGTAATATACAATGCGATTATCGGTATAGGAAACAATGACAGTGAAAACTTAGTTGATCTTGATTTGTTTGGATACCCAGGCGATACAATAACATTTTCATTAACTTCAACTCAGAATGCGACTGGTGGTATTGGCGTAACTTGGACCGAGGATTTATAATATATTGGAGAAAACTAGATGACAGATGTTACTGGATCACTTGAAAGATATATTTATTATAAGGAGAATCGCTGGGCATTTGTTACGGATTGCTGCTACTCGAAAGACGAGATAGACCCCAAGAACCCAATAAAGCTCTTGCCTAATAAAGAATATCTAAGATTATATTCTAAGATTTGGGAGATAGCTCCACTCTTGGCAATTCCCAAGACTCGTCGTATGACATTCTCTTGGACCACAATAGCTCTATATGTTCATGATTTCATATTTAAACCTGTTAGGAGTTTTGCTTTTGTTTCTAAGAAAGAAGACGATGCTAATGAATTAGTTCTTAGGGCTAAGTTCTTTCTTGACCACATCCCTGAAGATAAGATTTCAAGGCAATTAATTCCTGCTTATTATTATACATTTAATAATCTTAAGTGCCCAGATATGGATTCCAAAATTCAAGGATTCCCCCAGGGAGCTGATCAGCTACGTCAATTCACCTTCTCTGGAGTCTTTGGGGATGAATCTGCCTTCTGGGATAATGCTGAGGAATTTTATTCAGCAACATTTCCTACTATAGATGGTGGTGGTCGCATGACTCTTGTTTCGTCTGTAGCCCCAGGTTTTTTTAAGAGATTATGCTTTGATGCTCTAGATGTTAAGGGCGATATCAATGTGGCTGAATATACCCCTGATTATAAGGTTCCAATGCAAGGGGTTAGGTTGTGGATGAACCCCAAGAATAAGTTTGTGGTTCTAGAGATACATTATACGAGTGATCCAACAAAAAGAGATCCTAGCTATAAGGAGTCTATCAAAGCGAGTATGCCGACTCAGCAATATCTTAGAGAGTACGAATTACACTGGGATACTTATTCTGGCCATGCTGTTTATCCTGAGTTCTCAGATATTCACATTATTAATGAGGAACCAAGGCCAAGTCCTGGATTACCGATGTTGATAGGTTTTGATTTTGGTCTGACTCCAGCTGCTACAGTTGCTCAACTTGAGGGTAGAACAATAACATTCTTTAAGGAATTTACTGCTGTAAATATGGGAGCTGAGAGGTTCGTCCCTCTTGTTGTTTCTCAACTTAGGCTCTTGTATCCAACCCATTCAGACCTGAAGAAGAACTGGAAGTGTTGGGTAGATCCAAGTGGATTCAATAGGAATGATAATGATGAGAGAAAGACTGCTCTAACGGTGGCAGCAGGAGGATTTAGTCCAATGCCTGGCCCGATTACATGGGAAGGTAGAAGAAAGTCAGTGGCTGACTTCCTAGGAGGATTGGATAAGGGTAAGCCAATATTCCAGATTTACGAGAAGGGGTGCCCTGTTTCTGTTAAGGGATTCAAAGGTGGCTACCACTATCCAGAGAAAAACGTGGATATTGCTCCAGATAAGCTACGTCCTGTAAAAAACATGGCCTCACATCCACACGACACCATACAATATATCTGTAGTGGCGTTAAAAGCATTATAATGCAATTAGAAGGTAGCGGAATACCAACCCCATCATACAGTAAGGAATTAAATGGCAACAGAATACAAAGATAGTGACTTAATAAATTGTTTAACTAATTACAGGAATGAATCTGAGTCTGCTAAAAAGGGCAGAATGGAAAAG